ATGCGTATCGCGTGAAATCTCTCCCTGCCCTTTTTCTTGATCCGCCTTGAATCCCGCAATGACCAGTCGCCTTCGTCCATTCCCGCGTTAATGAGAATTTCCCTCAAAAGGCTCACCGTGGGTCCGGCGACCTTCTTCTCCGATCTCTTTATCGAACTCTCAAACAGTATGCGCAAGGCGTTGGCGATTGCCATTTTTGGCTCCTTTTTGAAAACGGTTGATCAGGATCGGGAGGGAACCTTCCAGCCCATCTCCCATTCAAAGATGTCGGAATCCCTCTCCACGAGCTTGGAGACCCTCTTATCGCTCACATGGTAGTGAATGGCCGACAGGGCCTTCTTGTAGAGGCTCATGCGCGTTCTGGAGCCACGGATGCCCTTGGCGGTGGCGTGGAGAAGCCTTGCGGGGTCTTCCTTGCTGTCAAACAGAACATCTCCGAACCGCTTGAGAAAAGGCTCCATCTTGTCCGCTCCGTACCAAAGCACGGCCTTAAGGAAGGCTCCGAGGATGTCGCTTCGGTAAGTCGGGCAAATTCGCTCAAGCCACTCTATTTCAGCACCGTAGAGTTCGGCGAACTCGGCGAGCTGCGCAGACGAAATCCGCTTTGTTGTTCCCGAAACGCCCCTCATGGCGGCACGGCAGATGGCAGGAAGCTTGTTTCCTATCCGATTGTTCAGCTTCTGCTCTATCTGCACGGCGGGTTTGCGTGGAGCACCCGTGTCCTCGTCCTCCCTGGCGCTGACAAGAGTCCGGAAGGTGAACCAGAGCCTCTGAGGCTTTCCGAGCTGGATGATGGCACTTATGCGGTGCTGACCGTTGTGCATCCACCCGTTGTAGTCAATCGCAATCGCGGAACTGTTGTCGTTCCACTCCCCTGCCGCCATGTCAGCGCAGTACCGGTCAACCACGGTCTGCATGATCTTCTTTCTCGGGTTCTTGTTCCATTCGAGGAGCTGGCTCGCCATTTCAGGAGTGACGAGGACGAATTCGCTGTATTGCTCGTTGCCCCGGGGATGGTGAAACCAAGGCTGGCCAGTCTTCTTTGACTGCGAAAGGTAGTACCTCTGGTTCTGGATGGCTCTCTGTTCATTTGAAAGGATGGCCTTTTTTTCGCTCGCTACTTCCGAGGGCCTTGGAATGAAGTGCCTGGTTCCAGTGACATTCTCCGAGGAGAATCCCATGGATTCCAACTTGGCAAGAATCGACGCTCGTTCGTCCTTTACGGCCTGCATGATCCGAGTCTCCAGCGGTTGCGAAAATCCCTACTCATGTTATACGCACGAAATCTGAAACGTCAACTTGCAGTTTGCTGAATCGGTGCGGAATCGCTTTTTTGCCAACAAAAAAGGGGAGTTCCAATGTCCGTACTGGAACTCCCCCGACACACACCGAACAACTCGGTTCAGAATATCTGGAGCTGGAGTGGTTCCGAGATATACTTGTTTTCCCCGAACTCCAATTCAAACCAGACGTCGTAAATCCCACAATCCATGTCGAGAGCAACCGTATCAAGGAAGTAGTATCCTTCAGAGTCGTGGCGATGTTCCACATCCGCCCCCTCCACGACCATCCGCAAATCCCTTTCCTTCGGAACGCAGTTTCCGCACTGCTTCTCAATGAATATCTTCACAGGGCTTGCGACCGCAAGATTCACATAGTACCGCTGGAGATCGGAGGCGTTGGGAACATTCGGGACGATATCCACACTCAACCATCGTCTTTCGCCCCTTCTTACCCTGTTTGGGCGGAATCCGTACGAGAAGTCGTAGACTATCGGCATGTCCGACGCATACCAGAGGTCAGACACGATTCGGAATTCATTCGTAACGGTTCCCGACTGAACCGAGTCAAAACTCACAGCCCACACATCCACATATTTTCCTATGGTGAACTTCAGGTCTTCTAGTTCCACCGAAACCACATATTGTCCTCCGAAGGGGTCGTTCACCACGACCACATCAGATCCATCCACAGACATCACCAGCCTTCTGCCTTCTGGATTTTCATCGGTAGCGCAAGAAGAATCCAACTGATATATGTCCACCTTCTCCACGTCTGCGACATTCTGCCTGTGATTGGAGTTGTAGGTGAACAGGCGAAGATTTAGATTGTCGCCGATCACTGGATTCTGATTTCTCTCTTTTGTCGCCATTACTTCTTCACCTTGGCCTTCCTTCTAGCGGCTTCCATCGCCTCGTTCTCCTTTTCCTTCTGCTGGATGAACCTGCTTATTATCCATTTTCTTTCATTTATGGGCAAAGACATGAAGTTTTCCCTGCTCTGGTGCATGTGGTAGATGAAGAAGAACATCTCCTCCATCAAGTTCTTCCACAGCTCTAGGCTTGCGTCCTCGATATCATACTTTTCGTTCGCTTTGCCCGCGGGAAGAAAAAATTTGACTCCAACGGGAGTTCTATTTCAAAATCCCTCATCGTATACGGGTTGGTTATATTAATCTTCGTATCTACCCCGAACGGAGGTTCGTTCACCACAGTCCGAAGGTAGGCCACGTCCTGAATTGGGAGCTTCTTCAAGAGCGTCTGTATCTCAAGTTTGTCGGCAAGCCCCTCTATCTCCTCTATGAGGTGAGCCGTTCTGTAGAGCAGCGTGTCGTCTGCCTGTCCCGAAAGATCAAAGTTCTTGGCCCTTCTCTCCCTGTATTCCTGGATGAGCTGTTCGTCCTTTCCTATGGCGAGCCTGTACCTGAACTTGTATCCCGTGGAAGGAAGCACATCCTCAAGGCTTTCGGGTCCGAAATCCGACGAGCAGTGATCGACATAAAGCTCGTTGAGGTTTATAGTGGTCGCAAAAGTCTGATCGGAGTCGGGATCCCGCACCTCTACGTCGTACTCGGGCGTGTACGATATGCCACGCAGGTATATCAGCATGTATGTTCGATCCTGCGTGAGGAAGTTGGCCGAATCATAACCCTCCCTCATACACTTGTTGAATATCATGTTGATTGCCTGGCCTTTCTTCACAAACCTTGGCGTTGCGAGAATTTCCTCTTCCTCGCCCGTCATTGGACGCAGATGTATTATTCCGTCCGCGGGTCCGTTTTCGCCGTCGTAGAACTTGCCCTTGGAGGGGAGCTCCACCTGCTCATATATCATCCCTCCCTTGGCCCCGATGCCCGCGATCAACTCCTCTAGCCTGCCGCTTCCCGTAACCCTCATTTCTGAAGGCCCATTTTTTGTTTCGGCACGGGGCTGACCCTGCATTTTCTTCTGGGCCACAGCTTGCTTGAATGCCTCGGGAACCCTTCCCGACACCCGCATTCCCGAATCCTCGGACGGGTTTTCAACTTCTCGTCCCACCTCCTCGGAAAGACGCTGTCTCATGGCCGCCATTTCCGACAACTTTTCTGATGCGTTGTCCGAACCGGCACCTTCTATTTCGTCCTGTGATATTGACCTTTTCTGCGGCCTGAATGCCTCGTCAGCCATGATTCTCTCCTTTTATGAAATGTGGTGTGTGACTCTATTAGAGCTATGGAGATCAATATTCAAAATGTGGAAGAGCTCATTTTCCACAACAAGGAAATATGGCGCAAAATGCCCGATTTGATACACCTGAGGGATCAGTGGAGGATGAGCAGGATGACCCCCATGCTCCGGGCCATGGGTAAAAAGTGCATACTTGACTTCCTGAGGAACGCCAAGGGCGTCCATGAAGACATAATTTCAGAACACTTCGGCACCCATGTTACTATTGATAAGATTGAAAGGCACCTCGTCTACAATACGGAATTTTCTGTGGATGACGATAATGTGGACTTTGAACTTCATGACAACTTCACGGCGTTCAGCACCTTCAGAAAAGAAGGAAAAGTACGCATCACATTTTGGAGATGAACGATGACAACCGCCTCCCTCGCTCTTTTTGCATGCGCCGTAATAGGACTTACGAACATCGTCGTTGATCCCGCCTCGATTATGGTGCCGTTCAGAGAATTCGTGGAAAAGAACTGCCCCAAATGGCTGAACAAGGTCTTCTCGTGCTACCAGTGCTTCGGAACATGGGCGGGATTCCTGTGTGGCTATCTCATCGTGGATCAGAGGCCATCCGTCGTCTTCATGTGCGGCATGGCGGGGAGCTTCTTGGCGACCATGTCCGCCACATACATGAACTACCTGGAGGCGAAGAGCATAGTGGGGGTAGAGCAGGAATGACGAAGGTCATCATTCTTTGTTCCTCCTGCGGATGGAAGCACATCGCCGATGCAGACAGCATCGGGCTTCCCGAAATAAAAAACGACACCATCAGTTCCAAGAAATACAGGTGCCAAGGGTGCGGAAGAGCAGTATCCCCCAGAAGGTTCGGAGACCCCCAGAAGGAACAAGACAGAAAAAACGAAGAAGAAATAATGAAAAAGAACGAGGATAAGTGGAGACAGGAAAACCTAGACTTCCACACAAGATTCATGGAGGAGACAGAACATGCCGAATGAAAACAAAATCACGCTGGGCGACATAAAGAAGGCCCTCAAGGACTCTAGATTCAGGCTGACACTGCCCAAGGAGATGAACGCCGATATTGAAAAGTTTTTGGACAATCCCGGATGCGCATGCCACGCCCCTCTGTACAGGAAAATAGCGAAGGATTGCAGAGAACAGCTGCAGAAGTATTATCCTAACCTAGAGGTTCCTGACGAGGAAAAGGAACTGAACAAACTTGCAGAAAATCACTGGTCTGTCATAAACTGCCACATAAGTGAACTCGAGACAAAACTCAGCAAATTGGGGCCGGGAAGAAAGCAAATAGACGTGGCGAGGTGGGAAGATCAAGTCACCGTCGTGGTCAACGAACTAGACTTCATTTTCTGAACCCATGTTCATACACTTTATGAACTCATCTTTCCAGTGCATGTTGTGCAATTTGCATTCGGCTATTGACCTGCTGATGTAGATTCCGTTCTCCGCAGCCTTTTCCAAGGAAATCCTGTTCTCCTCTACCATCTCCGAACACCTTCTTCTCGCCCTCTCCGCAGAATCGGCATCTATCTCCACTATCTCTTCACAGCAGCTTTCTTTGTATCTGATTGCCACTTGGAATCGGGCCAACCGGACCTCCTTGCTACAGTATATTTATTCCTTTGCCTTGGCTTTTTCCATCCTTTTGAGCATGTCTTCGGATATCTCGTCTATGTTATTTATCATCTTGGCCGGGTACTCCTTGTATTTGGATATTTCTACGGGGTAGGAGTCGGAATTCTTTCTTGACTTGCCTATTATTATGGCATTTTCATAAATTGATCTGGCCTTGCCGAACTTGTTCTGTTTGTAGAACATATCCCCCAGCAGACACCAGAACTCCGCCATCATGGGGCGAACCGAAAGGCAAAAGAGAATGTGGCTTGACGCCTCATTTAGCCGTCCTGTGTGCAGTTCTATCTGAGCCATGTAGTAGCACAGGAGTACAGATTCTACGCCGGGATTTCTCTCCATGGCAAGATATTTCCTTGCATAGAAGAAAAAATCCTCATATTTCCGTTCATAAAGACAATGGCAGGCCATGTAGTAATATGGTTCGCAAGCCGTAGGCCTAGACTCCAGCCATTTTTTTACTAACTCTCTCCTTTCAGATCCCAGGTTGGGAGCGTCACCCGATATTATCACCATCCTCGGGTCGTACAGCGCGGACTGATCAACTATTGTCTCGTAGACGGGATTTTCAAATCCGTTCCTCCCCCGCCAGATCCTTGTCTCCTTGGATGCCATTCCTCCGCTTATCACACAGACCCGCCTCGGGCCATCCGCCGAAATTATCTCCTCCTTGCCCCTTGCAAGGAACTCCCAGGCCTCCAAATAAAAATTTAGTCCTTCGCCAGCAAGCCCGTTTCTTATGAGGGAGAAATCATCTTTTTTACCAACATCCACTATATCCACGCCATAAGAGGAGCAGACATCCAGACTGCCGTCATCGGATCCTAGGTTTCCGACCACTATCCTGCCAAGTCCGGAAATCGAATCCAGCGCCCTTCCTATCGTCTCTTTGTTATTTCTCAGCAGTATTTGAACTGTCAGCATTGAATTTCTCGGCAATAAGAAGCGCTATTGACTCTGCCTCCTCACGCATTCCGCGGGATTCATAGCACTTCTGAAGCCTGAAGTAGCCGCCTTCAGCCGAGGGGTTTTCGATTATAGAAAGCAACGAGGAAAGACAGTCGTCTACTGGTCGCATTCCCTACACGCCCCGAGAATCTTCCGCCAGAAAGGACAGTCTGGAGGCTGAACAGCGGGCCAGCACTCACAGCATTCGTTCTTGTCTATGAACTTCTGGTTTGAATCCACAAGGCATCGCTCAAAACAAGTTGCTATCTCATCTTCCGTGAGCAGAAGATCAAGGCACCTTCCGTCCACCGTTATTTTTGCATGTCTGTATTCCGGCTTGTTTTCCATGTTTTCTCCTACAAATTTGCCTCTTGTAACTAATATAGTGTGCCGAAACGGCTTTAGGATTCATTTTTTATGCCACATAAACTGGCTCCATTGAGAAACACAGATGTCAACAGAGAGCCTTGGAAGGGAGACTGCCCAAAAAAGCCGTGGGAATACGAAGTGACAGCCGTGATACCAGTCATAGACACCGTGGAACCCTTGTCCGTCTGCGTGGAGACATTAAGGATGCAGACCATCAGACCATACATACTGGTCATAGACACGGGTAGCGAGCATGAAAATCTCCAACAAATACTGTCTATGCACGATTCAGATCTGGAGGTTCACTGCATAAGGCTGAACGGGTCCAGACATCCATCCGACTCCGTGTGTATGGCCATGGACTTGGCCCAGAGCCTTTGCAGGACGGACTATATGTTCGCCACCCACTCCGATGTGTTCATTAGAAGAAGGGACTTCCTTGAGGACTTGCTTTCCGTTTGTGGCGAGCAAGACGGCAAGTTTCCGGTCGTTGGGTATGAAATGAGTCCTAGGTCTCATGACGATTGGAGAGGCATGATATCGCACACGGCCACCATGTACCATATCAGAACACTGGACAAGATAGGCTTCGGATGGAGCATGAGAAGGCTCGCATCAATGTACGGGCTAGAGAGCCACGAACCGTCCCCCGAAAGGCCCAATTGGCCTGATACCGAAATACTCGGGAACATGATACTCAGGCAGCACGGGGTCAGAACGAAGATAATAGGACACGAGCACAACTTCCAGAGGAACACTGACGAGAACATAGATCACTGCAGGAGCATGAGCCTCGGAATGCTCTACTCCAAAGTCTACTACGACAAGGCCAAGCCCTGGATAAAAGACGCAATTTCCGAGGCCAAGGAACGCATAAGTTTGTGGAAAACAACAAAGGGAAAAAATGAACGAGTATCTGAATAACAAGATATTTGAAAAAATGATAAACCAGTTCCAATCTTCCAAGAAGGACATCAACAGGATCGGACTAATATCGGAAGAGATAAGAGACACGATATCAAGAAAAAAGATAAGGAAAGTAGACTCCTCGAAAAACAAGTCGGATTTAAAGGCCAAGGAGGACAGCCTCAAGAACGCGGTCATGGAGCACGAGGACTGCAAGAGAACTCTGGCATCCGCATTCTTCACGCTTTCCGAGAACATAGTCAGATATGCAAAGTTTCAGTTGATAGATGCGGATGACGCTGTGCAAGAGGGCGTCATGATATGCTTTGATAAAATAGACCGATTTGACTCTAGGAAGGGCAAGGCCTTCAACTACATGACCACCTGCATACTCAACCACTTCAGACAGCTATACAGAACTGCAAGGAACTACAACGAACTTAAGAAGAAGTACCTCAACCACATGCAGTTTCTGGAAGGGAATTCATCCTTCAAGAACGGCAAGCCCATGTTTGAAAAAAATCAGTAGAACGATATTGATTTTTATCTAATTAAATCTATAATTTTATAAATGAGCAACAATATAGAATACCTTGAAAGACAAGAGTTGATAAAAAAACTCATAGAAAACGGATACGGCGAAATAGTAACAGCCCTTCTGGAGGACGAGAAACGCGTATATACAAAGAAGGGCAGACTCAACAAAAGCGGAGCATGCAGAAAACTCAAGCTTAAGTCCAAGCAGCTAGAGGACAAGCTCGCCGAAATGAGGGAGCTACTAAAAAACGACATGGAGTAGCTAGTCGGAGCAGTCCGCAGCCCATGCCCTGTCGTATCTAAGGGTCAATTCCACCGTCACATAGTCGCTATTGGACATGTCCAAGTCGCCCCACTCTATGTTATTCGGCCATATGTTCGCAAAGACCCATTCCTCAATCACGTTTCCACAACCGTCGTACATTTTGAGCCTTCCCGTCTTCTTCCATGCCCCCGGAGTAGGAACCTTCCAGTCTCCCTTGTCCTCGCATGGTTCGTACTGCTCCTTGAGCCACTTGAATATCGGATTGGTATTTGACTTGAGATCAAACAGCGTCAGGTTAACGGGCTTCCAGTCGGGCTTCCCAGCAAAATACACCGTCTCGTTAAGGTGCTGAGCCTCTATCTCCTTGAAATTGAGGCTGGGCCTGGCTCCCTTGTCGGGAGGCAGGGCGCTCGTGCCGTCGTCGCAGACTCCGTCTATGAAAAAAAGCCAGCGGAACTTGCGCATGATGCACACGTCCCCACCCAACTTCCCAAGACCCATCTGCCTTCCCATTCAATCCTCCTGTCAAATCTATTAGAGTACAAAATGAAAAAGGCCGGCGACTGCGCCGGCCTTTTTGTTTTGACTCCGAATTTCGCCGGATGCCATGCTTCAAGTACTGCAACCGCAGCACTGGGCGCTGGGATTCGATCCGCAAAGGTTCTTGTAGGAAACATTCGCGTATCTGACCGTCACCTCAATCGTGGCCTCTTCGGAGGAGCCGTAGTCAAGTTCTCCGAAGTTCACGGCCTGGGGCCAGCAGTCATTAAGCGTCCAGGTTTCTAGTGCGTTTCCGCATCCGTCGTACATGTTGCAGATTCCCGTTCCCGTGTAGCAACTCCTCTTGGAATTCTGTGTCAGCGGGAGAGCCCCTTCACCGTTCGGCAGGAAGTTATACACATCGGCAAGCCAGCTCCAAAGAGGAATGTTGTCGCTCCCGGCCACGTCATAGTACGTGATGGTGATCGTCTCCCACGTGCCCTTTCCAGGGATGTAGGTCTTTCCGTTCAGGAAGTTGATTTCCGTCTCCTCTATGGAGATGTTGGGACGCGCGGCCATCTTGACGAAGCTCGCGGGAACGTTTCCGCCACCGCTCTCTCTCCTGACCTCGAATGTCCAGCGGAACTTTCTCTTGTGGATGACATTGGCTCCGCCTATTGCGCCCAAACCCATTTGAATTGGCATTTTTTATTTCTCCTATTTTATCTAACTTTTCAATATCAGAAGGTGTCCGATCCCGCCTCGAAGCTTCCGGTCCTATGGATGCTGAACTCGAGGAACATGAATTCCACGGCTCTCGTCGGCTGGACGCCGATTCTGGCCCTGAACTCATTTCTGTCTATCACGTCCGGAGTGTTGAGTTCCTCGTCTGCCTTGATTATGAAGGCGGTGAGTCCTCTTCCTATCTGAACCTCGCGCAGAATCCTCGTGGCAATGTCTATGAACTTTTCGCGGAAGATTTCATCATGGGGTTCGAACAGCAGTGACCTTGAGGCCTGGCGGATTCTCTTCTCTATGACAAACATCAGCCTTCTGACGTTGACTCTGTCGAGGGCCGTCGGCTTGCGCTGAAGCGTTTTCTGTCCCCAGACGACGAAGTCCTGGAAATCCGCATACTGAACGATGGGGTTGATGGCGTTTCTGTTGCCATACATCAAATCCCTCTCCTCCAGAGTCGGACGGCTGAAAACGTCGGTTATGCCGGGAACTATTCCCCTCGTCACACCGGCAGGCGCAAACCAAGGAGCCGCCAGTGCGTCGTTTCTGGCATAAACCGCCATGACCGAGCCACTCGGGGGAACCCAAACATCCACGTTGTTGAACGTATCTCGAATCTTCACCCACGGCCAGTAAAGGGCGGCGAAGTCCGAATCGAACCTCGTCGTGTTCAGCGGATGGGCTCCGTTCTGCCAGTGGATTATCTCCTTGACCGTCAGACCGAACGGAGCGTCTACGATGGCCATGCAGTCCATTCTGAGGTTCTGGCACATGTCTATGAGAGCCATGATCACGCCAGTGGAACTGTGTCCGGGCACAGCGATCAAGTCTATGTCTATCTGCTCCGGCTCGCTCAGGGCATAGATGCCCGTATAGCCGAGCTGGTTACCTATCAGGTAGTAATCCTGGTCGTCCGGATCGGATGGTATTCCGTCGCTCCCGCCAGAGAGCTGGTACGTGCCGTCCAGCGGAGGTGAGGGGTTTGCGGTGTTGTCAAGAGCCCTGACATAGTCCGAAACCAGACTCAGGAACGTCTCCACATAGAACCTGCTCGCCTCATCCTTTGTAAGATTACCCCAAGACTCCACCTGAACTCCGTTGCTGTACACTTCGATTACGAAGTTTCCTTCTCTGACGTTGTTCTTGACCACGACCTGCGTGGCATTTCCGTCTATGCCCGCCGAGTCGGCGGCCAATGTCACGGAGACGTCGCCAAGCCTGTTTGAGTTGCCCCTCACAACACCGTAAGTTGATATGCCGACCGAACCGCTCACTCCTTCGGGGGAATAACCCTCGGCGGTAACATACGGGCCGGTGTCGGCATTTGGACTGTTGGGCCCGACCAGAGGAGTATCAAATCCAAAGAGCCCAAACACAGAGCTCTCGTTCTTCACGAGAAGCCTCGCGTCGTTGCCCGCATGGAGCGTCCTAAGGGACACGAAGTTGCCAACTGTTACCGCCTCAAAGCCTCCCGGCACTTCGCCGGAGGCGACCTGACTGTTGATTCTTGCTACAACCGCGGCCGCGGAAACGGAAGGGTTATTTGCAAAGTTGGACAGGTCGAGTACTTGAACCACATTGTCAACAAGAACGCTGTCCGTCCCATCAAGCACCACCTGAAGGTCATAGGCCGAGACTGTGGTGAAATCGTATAAGCCAGCGGCGATGCCGGTTCCAACACCGTTGGTTGTCAAAGCCAGCGCCGCTCCGCCACTAGTTAGTGAGAGCTTGAAGGTGTTTGCAGTGGCATTCACCACGAAATAACTCGTGTTGACTGTGATGCCGGTGGTGTTGGTGATGGCCGAGAATGATATCTGAGTTCCGTTGGCAAAGCCGTGGTTTGTTAGAGTGGCCGTATCGCCCGTATCTTGGAACGTGACGGATCTCTGACTGCCAGCATCGCCTCCAGTGAACTGGGCGACTTCCATTTCCGTCCCGAGTCCTACGGGGCTCACATGGACGTTGCTTCCAACGTCAGCCGTGTCCGGGCCGTACAGTGCATCCTTGACGGAGACCAACTCCAGGCTCGCATCAGGGCCGAAGGAGAAGGTGGTTCTCACGCCTATGCGAGAAGTTCCGTACGATGCCGTGTAGTTGTAGTCGACGGTTATGTTGTTCGTGCCGACCGAGAGATTTCCGTTGTATCCGATGGTTATTCTGCC